CCTTTGCTTACAATGTCAAGTTGATAATCGCGTAATGTCATAAAAACAAATTTTGTTGTGAAACGTGATTTTGAATTCTTTGAATTGCTTTGTCAAAATATTCTTTGTCAAGTTCACACGCAGTCAATTCAAATCCATAATCGTGACACGCAATTGCAATGCTTCCGCTTCCTAAATGCGTATCGAGTATTTTATCTCCTTCTTTGGCGTATGTGTCTAATAATTTCTTATAAAGATGTGAAGGTTTTTGTGTTGGGTGAAAACGTGTATCTCTATCTTTTGAAAGATGATATTTATAAGACCTTAACGCTCTATTAAAAGAAGTAAAAGCAAGCTCACCATCTGAAAAATCACTTTCCCCGTTTTGTTTATCCCAATAAAACCAACCCATACTGGGCTTTTTTATTTTATCAATCATATAATTTGCTCCCCAAATAATCTGATTTTTTGAAATTCTAAATAATTCGTCAAAATACTCTTGAGAAGGTGTTTCATTATCCCATGTTTTGCCAGTTTTTTTATAATTAGATTTTCCAGTTCCAAGAGTCATTGAATTTACGTCAATTCCATAAGGAGGGTCTACAATAGCCAAATCAAAATAGTTGTCCGGATAACGTGACATTAATAACATATTATCCTCATTTGTTATTTGTATTTTTTCAGTTATTTTCATAATTTATAAACAATCAATTGATCTTAATTTCGCCGAAGGATAAATGTTGAAGAAAATATCAACGGCGTTTTTAATGTCTTTGCCTTGAATAACAATTTCGCGGTCTTGCGCTTCGTCGTTTCGCTCAATCCAGTAGTAAAATAAAAATTGTTTCATATCTTATTTGTTAAATGTTTCGTTATAGTATTTTTTTGACTTATCACATCTGATTATATCGCTATATGTACTTTGCCCATTTTCTTGAGCATCAATAATGTGTTGCTTTTCCATTTCTTTGGCTTCATCAAAAACCTCTTGAATTCTTTGCAATTCGTCATCGTCTAAATAATATAAAATTACTTTGATTAATTCTTCCGCAAATTCAACCGCTGTTTGTTTCATTTGAATTTTTGTTTTAAAATTTTGTAATATAATTTATTCACTGATTCTTTGTTGCACCCACGTTTGTAGTAAAAATTCATAACACGTTGGATTCTTTGCAAATTACTCATTGTCATAATTTATTGTTTTTAAGTTGATAATTTATAAACATTGAATTTAAAGCTATTGCTTCCAAATGTCCAAACTCGCGGTCTTCGTCTTTGAAATTTCCTTTCATTATTTCGACAACGTGTCTAAAAAGCGATTGCTTCAATTTTTCAATTTCAATTGGCTTTTGCCAATTATAAGGTTGATATTTAAATTTGTTTTCGTTCATTCGTTCTGCTAATTGCTGAATGAATTCAAAATCAATTTCGTAATTTGTTTTTTTGGATTCTTCCTTAAATCCCAAAACTTCGTCAAAATGTGTCATAATTTAATTTTTAAAATGGAACTTCGTCGTTGTCTTTGTTGTTTGTTTTAATTACAAAAAATCTTCCGACGTGATCTTTGTCTTTGTCAATTTCGTAATCGTTAAATTTACAATATTCGTGAATCCATTTCAAGAATGTTTTTGAATTCATAAGTCCGAATGATTTGTATTCGTTTGTAAATTTAGCCATTATTTCCGTATTATAAACGCGAACGTTTTCCGGAAGATTTCCGTCAGTTACCCAGTCATAAAAATCCTTATTAGTTGACTGAATTAATCGTTTGATGTCAGCATTAATTGAAACCGATTCAATAAGACCATTTTTCAAAAACTTTTGCAAGTTTGAAATCATATAATTGTCAAATTTTATCCAGTCGTTTAATTCCCAAGAATCAAACAATAAACGTCCGTATTCCGTCAAAGGATTTCTTTTTCCGTTGAAGTATTGGAAGAATTCAATTTCGTGTCTTCTTCGATCGTGTGACGTTCCACTTCCATTGATTACATAATTTGTCGTAATTATAATTTTTGGCGAACGTTCGAACGGAATAAAAACTTCGTCTTTGTTTTTTCTATTGATTGCAATTCCTTCAGTAATAATTGAAAACAATTGTTCAAAATCAAAGTTCTTTTTCACGTCGTCGAATGCTAAAATTTGAGTGTCCAACGTGACACGTTGATAAACAAAATCACCTTTTTTTGCGTCAAATGATTTCCCGTCAATCTTTACAACCTTTTTAAAATTTGACAATGCCGAAATCATTAAACTTTTACCGCTTCCGCCGTTTGGGTTGTCATCAATTTCTTGGTCATTTATTATGATTGCCTTTTGGTCGGTTTTATCTTTGAATGAATGAATCAAATATCCAAGTGTATGTTCCAAAGCATTGATTCGTTTTTGATCGTCAGCCGAAACTTTTGCAACCATATTTTTAAAATCGTTGTCAATGTCTTTTGATTCTACAAAATCGCGGTTAATTATTTGGTTTTCCCAAATGTAGCCGTCAACGTCAATAAAGTCAATCAATTCAACTTTGTTTTTTGTTATTTTGACAACTCCATTTTGAAACGGAATAAATGCTTCGTTTCTTGAATCTTTTATCATTTTTAAATCAATTGATTCAAGCATTGTCAAATAGTAATCCGAAAACAATTGCGCAGACTTTGAACAAAAATTAAATACTTCAATTTCGTTACGTTCCAAAAGAAACTTCAACACAACGTCTTTGATAATATCAACGCTCGATTGCGTCACTTTATTTGATTTGATGTGAACAAAAGTCGGATTTGTTGCCGATTCCGGATAATATTTTTTAAATCCTTTTCGCTCGAGCCAATATTTATATTTTAGCGAATCAATTTTGATTGTGATATTTCCTTTTTTATCTTCGAATTTGTTCCAAAAGTCGTCGTCGTCGTTTATTTCTTTTACTTCGTCAATAATTGTTTCGTCGATTTTCAGCAAATTTGCTATGTCTTTTTTTGGGATTCCTTTTGACAAATTCGATTTGATTCGTTCTATTTTGTTAATGTCTTCAAAATACTTTGAATTAAACGTGGCACGTTTATAAGCCGATTTGAAAAGCGTCAACAATTCGTTTTCGGAAAAATCACCAAACACAACGTTTGCATTTACATAATTGAACGCATAGTCTTGGTTTATTCCATATTCACAAAGCGCATTCGCTAAAATAAATAAATTGTTGTTTCGTTCACCGGCTTTGAATCCAAATTTGTTGTCCCACCATTTCAACAAACGTCGAATGATTTCGTCTTCGTCGGTCAATGGTAAAATTGGATTTCGTTCAAAAACTGAATGTCCTTCTTCTTCGGTTAATTTGTCCCAAACTTTTGCGTCTTCATTAATATACAAGTCCGGATCATAACTTTCAAAGCAAACACGACTTAAATTTGAATTCTTAAAATCGAAATAATCCGATTCAATAAATTCGCCAAATGATTTGAAATAACGTTTGTGCGTTTCTTTGTCGCATTTAGGAATTCGAATCAATGCTTTCAATCCGTTTCCACTTGGTGATTCAAATACCGAAAACACGAATTCGCAATTCATTAGTTTTTGACGTTCTTCGTTTTGCTTTTCAATGGATTCGTATTTATCAAAGTCCAAAATGCAAAGGCCGGAATGCTCAATCAATGAATTGTCGTTCCTTGCTGAAAACGTTCCATTGAATAGAATTGAAAGTAATGAATTTTTTAGATTCTTTTTTTCTTCGCAATCATTCATTTTGCGAATTTTTAAAATTTTATCTTTTGACGTTCCGGTTTTTATTCGTGCTAAAACTTTTAACACGTCAACTTCAAACGGGACGTCGTCACTTTTATATAGTGATTTGAAAACTGAAATATTCATTTTTTAATAGTTTTTATATTAGACGCAAAGACGCAAATTTTTCGAAATTTTCAAACACTTATAAAAATTTTGTTTGTTTTGAAACGCATATAAAGAAGTTTTGATTTTGCGTCACGCGTTCACACGCATTCATAATCGAATTATTGTCGTTTAAATGAACTGATTGAATCTTTGTCAACCAATTATAAAATCGTTCCATTTGTTCGATTTTAGATTTTTGCTTTGATTGCGTTGAGGTTGTTGATTTCATTGTCGATTTCATTTTTTATTGTTTCATTAAAATTGTTCGGTAGTTTTCCCAGTTCATAAAATATCGCGTTGTAAATTGTTTGCGTTTTTTTATTCATTTTGTCAATTGCACGTTTTCGAACGTGTGACGGAATTGATTTGTAAGTTTTAGGATTCATTTTTTTTATAAATTTGATTATTAATTTTGTAAAAATTTTCGAGTTTAAACATAACGTCCGGATTTTCATTTGCAAGTTTAATCAAATTTTCGAAAAAAGGATCAATATTTGATTGTTTTTCAATTTCAATTTTTGATTTTTCTTCTTCAATTTTCTTTTTTTCTTGTTGCAAAAGAATTAAATCAATTGACATTCCGTCCAATAACATTAAAACTTTTTCGTGTATGTCAAATAAATATTCATTTTTAATTAATGGATAAATTTTATATAAATGAATAATTGAACAATGACCAAGTCCAATTCCTTCGCCAATTTCACGAAGCGTCAAAACTTTTTTGTTTTTTAAAATTGTAACATAAACCGATTTTAATTCTACAATTTCGCGTTTTCTTGACTTGGTGTTGATATTGATTCCGGTCAAGTTATAAATGTGTTTAATTACTTCATTTTGTATCATAATTTATTCATTAAATGTTTTGTTGTAGTATTGTTCTGAATCAACATTATGATCATCTGCTGAATATCCTTCAATATAAGCATCAATAATCTGTTGCTTTTCCATTTCTAACTTATTTTCTAAAACGTTAAAAATTTGTGTGTAAGTTGGACTTGACCATAACTCTGCTATTTCTTTTATAGCTTGTTGCATTGCTGTTTGTTTCATATCTTATTTGTTTTTAAAAATCGGTTTGACCTATACGACCGAAAAGGTTTTATTAATTAAAATAAATCGGAAATGTCGTTGTCGTCGATTACTTCTTCGTCTTTAACTTCCATTTGCTTTGACAAATATCCGTCAATATATGATTTCAATTTGTTATAAGCGTCGTCTGCCAATTTAGATTGTGAATCGTTTAAAGACATTGCGAATTTGAATTCAGGAATTGAATATTCAACTTTTCCTTTTTTCAATTCAACTGCATTTGCAACTTGAATCCATTCGTCGCTTAAACGTGAACGGGTTTTTTGTGTGAAATCGCCCCACGCTTGAACGCCACTTCCTTTGATGTTAATATTTGCAATCGTTCCGTCTTCTAACATTACATAAATTGATTTTGTGTAATGTCCGCCCATTGCAACAATGGTTTCTTTGATTTCTTTGTAAATACCTTTTACACTTTGATTGCCTTTAAAAAGACGAACGTTCAATTCGTCATTGCCAATTGATTTGACTTCATTCGAATAAACTCCCGATTGATTTTTGTCATTCCACCCTTTGATTGTGTGAAATTCCATAAGTGTCAAAAACTTCATTGGCAATGCCAATTTAACATTTTCTTTTTTGTCTTTGTCGTAATACGCAAAGCACTTGTCGTCGCTTTTCCATTCTAAATAAATTTTTGTCGGATTTGACGACTGCGTTTGAAATTCTGCTTGTCTGCTCATTTTAATTAAAATTTAATGGTTATTGAATTTTTTCTTGGTGTTGTTCCTACTTTTGGAACTTCGTTTCCGTATGCGTCGAAAATAACTGATTTTTGCGCTATTTTCAAAAGTTCTTCGCGTTCTTTTAGATCCTTTTTCAATTCTCTATAAACTTCGTCTTCTTCAAAGTTAATTGTTTGACCGCCGTTTGTTGGATTGAATTCAACGCCGTTCAAAGTTAACTTTTCAGATAACACAATTGATTCGCGAAGTTGTGAATCCATTGCGTTAATAGTTTCTTTAATCTTTGCTACTTTTGTCCAAAATTCGATTTTGTCAATGTCGCCACTTTCAATGACTGAATTCACGATTTCTTTTCCGCGTGAAATGTAGTCTTTTTTTCCAAAGTTAATCGGGAATGATTCGTGTTCCCGCATTAGTTCAAATAGTTGTTTGCTCATAATTTTTCAATAAATTGTTTGATTTGGTTTAATTTTTTTACTTCATAAGTTCGTTCGCGATATTCGGCCAACGAAATAAGAATTTCAAGCGTTGAAATTTGCAATTCTTTTTCTAATTGTTTTAATTCTTCATTCATTTTGATTCGGTGTTTTTAAGTTCTAAATAAATAAAATAAAAGCATACCAAAAAAGAAGTGGTCATAACGAATAAATTTTCGGTGTGCATTGCAATAGTTGCTGATAAAATTCCAAAGATTGTTTTCATAATTGTTGATTTTAAGTTTTAAAAAATTGTGCGTTGAAGTCGCACCCCTTTTTTTTATTATTTATTATTAAAAATATTATTACAATTTTTACATCTGTGTTCAATTGGTTTTTTAGAAAATTCTTCTTTTGAAAAAGTATCGTATTCAATACCAGTTGAAATTTTACCGCAAATCGGTAATGAATATTGAAACTGATTTTTTGTTTTGTTTGTACCTTCTAAATGAATTTTATAATTTGCCATAATTGTTTGTTTTAAATTGTTATTTTGATTCGGCTAAATTAATACTTTTTTTATTAATACAAAATATATTATTAAAAAAGTTGCAAAAAAATGCTAATTTATAAACATTCTAAATAAGCGAATTTAAAAAATATGCGTCAATCGTGCGATTTGACCGAATTCTTTGTGGTGAATAAATCCTTCAATTGCCTTTGGTGCGTGTTGATATCCGTTGCGGTGATGCCAAGAATCAGTCCCACTTGGCGAACGCAAACTTTCAATGGTGCAACCGATAAAATCTTTTGCGATTTTATGGTGAACGTGGTGCGTATATATATATCGATGTTTCACGCTTGACCATTGAGTCGATTCCGAAGCCATTAACAACGGAAGGTTTTCAAGTTTTGCGCCGTCGCCGTGTGTTGATCCAATTAAATTATTGTAGTATTTGAAATATTTACGATGTGAAATAGAAATATCAAACGTAATATTTTCACAATCTTTGAAATATGATTCAATGACTTGAGCCAAAAAGAATCCGTTTGTGTAATCGTGATTTGAAGGATTAAAAACGAAGTGAACGTCGGCAATTGAAACCAAAGTTTGCAAAATGTCAACATATAATTGCTTTGCCAACATAAAGTTTTCATACCACATTCCGTCCGTGTCTTGTGGTGTTCCGCTTGTTGTTGTTCTTTTTGGGTTGTCAATATGTAAAATATCATTTCCGCCAATAAAAACAATTTTATCAATATTGAATCCGGACGATTTGTCTAATATTCCGCGAACACCTTCCAAAGTTCGTTGAATTGCAATGCTTGAATTGTATTTTTCGCCCGTTTCCCACTCATTACATAATTTACCAACGTGAATGTCAGCTGGTGACAATACCAAACAATGACCTTCATTTGTATATTGACGTTCTATTTTGGGAAATGACGGCTTGAATTGTTTTAAATCGTCAATTAACGCTTTGCCCAATTCTTTGAATTCTTTTTCTTCTGGTTTTTCAAACAATGGATTCGTAACACGAACGGATTCGTTCTTTGTTTTCAACCATAACATTGGCGCATTTTTAGGATCAACTCCGACGTTTTTACACGCTTCAATAATTCCCAAAGATTCGCAATTTCTTTTCAAAAACTTTCGCAATGTGTGTCTTTGATTTTTAGTTAAATTTAAATTATGCTTTTTGATAATATCATTTAAATTTTCTAAATAATTTTTTGAAAAATCAATGTCTTTGAAGTAAATTTTTGAATTCATAAATTGTTATTTTCGCGAAATATACAAAAAAATTATATTTTTTTGTAATTTTTTGAATTTTTTAATTTTGATGTCTTTGATTTTGCGTGAATTCCAGGCCTTTTTTTCTTTGGTTTTTCAATTTTATTGCCTGAATTTATTTGCTTTGCCATAATTTGTGCGTAAAATTAAACGTTAAATGCGGTTTGTCATTAAATAAAATGTTCATTTGTAATGAAAATATTGTTTTTGATGTTCCAAAATTTAAATTCGTGAATAAAAAAGGCGTGTTCACGAAATATGAAGCACCAACATTTTGAGAAAATCTGAATTTATCAATCAACAATTTACGTTGTGATTCAATTATTGTGTTTTGTTCCGTTTGTTTTGATTCCATTAATGCAATCAATTCATTTTGTTTGCTGACTTGCTCTTTGCAAACGTCAAATTGAATCAATTCTTTTACAATATTTCGCGCGTAATTAATCGGTAGTTTTATTATTGTATCGTTTTGACAAAAAGATTTCCAAGTCAGTAGGTTTAAAACGATTAACAGAATCAACATTTGTTTTTTCATAATTTGGAATTTGTTTTTTTGCGTGTTTGATTTCAATTGACATTGAATCTATTTTCTTTTCACTTTGAATTATATCGTTTTTTTGCGATTTCCCGTCACTTCTAAATAAAATCAATAAAAGTATTATTGAAATATAAATAGCGTCCCTATATCGTAAAATAAGCGTTAGATTCGTCATTTCTTCTTTTTATTAAACCATTAAGAACAACCCCGTTTGCCTTTGTCCATTTCATAAACTCATTTTTTATTTTTGGATCGTTCGGGTTTGCGTTGACTAATTTCAATAATGTCGATTTTTTAAAGTTTGCAACCCCTACATTATAAGCAAATGAAACCAAAGCATTGAATTGATTTTGCGTTAAGTTAGAAGTCACACTTTGCGACACTGATTTTGCGAATCGGTCGGCAATTTCTTTGAACATTTCAAAAGCGCGTTCTTTTGTAATTGGATTGTCAAGCAATGTCACCTTTGTTCCGTCTTCATAGTAAGTATTTCCGTAGCCAATTGTCGGAACTTTTGCCGGACATAAATAAGGTTTTAAAACCAAACCTTCGTGTTTCGTTATTTGCTTATAACCTTCGTTATTCAGTTTCATTTTTTTTATTTTTATTGGATAATAAATCAAATATTTTTAAAATAGTGTAAAAAATTGAAATACATAAAAGAATTATTTTTAATGTGTTTTCAATATTTGTGAAACTGATCGCCATTGTAATGGTGTTCAATGCGTAAAGTTTTAAATCATTCATTGACATTTTTTGCCTTCATTAAACGTTCCACAATATCGGTTGCGCCTTGAATTGCAACATACATTGTCGCAACAATAACCCAGTCCGCACTTTCTATTTTTCCAGCAAATAAACCAATTGAAGCAATTGTCAAAATCATAAGTTTACGTGACAACCATTTCGTTAGAAATAAATCTATTTTTTCTTTTCTACTCATTTCCACATTCTTTTTGACACGCTTGTTGACCTTGCTCAACAATTGCTGATAATTCTTTTAACGCCTTAATAATTACGTCAATTTCTTGTAAATTATAAACTCCTTTTGTAACTGCCAAATTTATAGCTTGCTCAATTATTTGTAAATTTTCCATAATTATTTTTTAAATGGTTGATTAATTTTTATTTCAGTTGGATTTTCTATTGAATCAATTTGATTTTCCAAACTTTCATTTAATTCGTTAACTTCTAAATTTGATTTTAACCAATTAACCACGTCGTTTTCAGTTAATTCGTTTAAAGCAATAAAATTATCTTTGTTTGGATTTGTAAGTGATAAAACTCCATAATTAGAAACTACAATGTTATTTTTTGTGGCTTCATATTTCCAATGCACGTTGCAAACAACGTCTTTTAAATCTTCTATTTCTTTTTTGCAATCTAATGCAGAAACTATCCATTTGTAAGTTATCATTTTTTTTTATTTTTATTGGTAAACAGGTAAATAATACATTTGATTTGATTGAACGTCTAATATACCAATCCAATTAGCAATAATAATTTCATTTGTTGGCGTACCTTGAGCACCAATTATATTTGTAAAAAGATACGATTCAGTTCTAACTAAACCAAATGTATTATTATTAATATTTCTAAACCAAACACCATCAGAATTAAATATAACACCTGTCATATCACCACCGGGATTCAAACCTAATTCACCAAATCCATCAGTTAAACTTAAACCTGAAGTAAAACTACTAACTCCCGGAGTAGTAATTTGAGCAGAACTTGAAGTTATATTAATAAAAGGTAAAGCTCCTATTGAATCACCTGCAAAAAAACTACCCTCTACGTGAAGTTTAGCAAAAGGAGTAGAAGTTCCAATACCAACGTAACCTTCAGGAGTTATTCTCATTCGTTCAGCAGTACCCGAACTATTAACACCCGTTTGAAATGCTATTGAAGCACCAACTGAACTACTACCCAATGCAACAATTCTAACTTGCGGATCAGTTGGGAAAATTGAAGTTGGAACAAAATCAATAACCCCGCTATTATTTACAGCAGTAAAACTTGGCGTATTTCCTCTAAAACGAAAAGAGCCGTTAACGTCTAATTTATCAACCGGTGAAGCAGTTCCAACTCCTACGTTTGTACCATTATCAAAAAGAATACTATTTTCAAGCGCTGTTGTTCCGTTAAATCTTGGGATATAATTGTCAGTACCGCTTCCGCTTATTCCGCCGGTAATTGTTAAATCGCCACTTCCTAAAATACTATTTCCGTTTATTGTTTTGATATTAGTTCCGGAAATAAGCGTGTTTTGTTTTCCCGAATATAATTCGGTAAAATTGTCGTTGGTTTTTATAAAACCATTTCTTAAAGAATCACCCGTTCCGTCATTTGCCGTTGTTCCAACGTTTATTGTTTGTTGTGCCATAATTAATCGATGTCAATCGTTATTGTTGTGTCGTCAATTTTTATTTTTGAATCCGAAACTAAAACGGATTTTATTTTATTTTTTACAATTTTAATTGTGTCAAAAATCGAAAATGCTATTTCAAAATCTATTTTCATTTTTTATGTAATATGAACAAAGACCGGATCGTTTTGGTCAAGTTCCGTTTCAAATTTACAATAAATGTGTGAATTTCCAACATAAATATTGAACACTTCTTGACCAAGTGTGATTGTTTTAAACAAAACAAAATGCGAATTATCAACACTAATGTAAAAATAAATATATTGCTTATAATCTTTTAAACCTTTGCAAGTTATTGTGTGCAATCCGTTAACGTTTTGAGTTGTCGACGTTGTGTTCGTTGTTACTCCGTTTAAAAGTGTGTGCATTTTTTAAAAATATTTTTAATTTTTTGATGTTTTCTTCCGTTCTTTTATCCGTTTTTCTTCTCATATTAATAAGGATTATCTAAATACCATTTTCCGCAAACCATTTTTGACTTCAAAGGATTAACAATATTGTTTGAATTTGAAACATATTCCGGTAAATGAAATTTACAAAGCCAACGTTCCAAACGCGATTCGTACATTTCCATTTTTAAACGTTGATTTTGCACTAAATAGTCAACCTCAACTTTGTCAATTGAAGTTGAATCCGCCGGATTGTGTTTTGAAATGCCACCATTATTGATTTGATAAGCACCATAAAGCAAATATTCCATTGCCGACCCGTGAATAATATAAGGTTTCAAATAGTCTTCGTACAATTTTAAATAATCGCCCGCTAAATCGTCGTTTTCAAAGTCTTCGCAAATCTTATTGTAAAGCGTTTCGCCAAGAACTTCTTCAACTCTAATACGTTGAAAGTCAGCAATTGCAACAACGTATTTGTCAACGTCAATATTTCCGCCCAAAGGCGTGTTTTTTGTCAGTTCATCTTGTCTTAATAGTATCGTTGTCATTTTTATTTTCTATAATTTGGATCTAATGACCAATAATTGTTTTTTGATTCAGCAACTTGCGCAACTTCGGCTGGATTTTGTGGCAACCTTGCACCCGCTCGCTCGGCTGGGTCTAAATCATTTATAATTCTAATTGCTTCGCTTACTGAAATTGATTTGTTGTTTCTTTTCAAATATATTTTTCTCAACCAAAAATGTTGGCAATTAACCCCACCTTTATATAAAAATAAATTGTAAGTGTCAGCACCACCAGCACCAAGTCCAGGATTAATATTTGGATTTTCACTTGCAAACAAAATGTCTTCTTTGCGATATACTTTTGAAGCACCTACCATTTTACGACAAAATTCGCGTGAATTTGCACTTGCATTCAAAGGCGCATATTGGTAACGAACTTTAAACAAATCATTGTCTTGTTCGCTTGTTACATTTGGAAACGATGTCGGAACGGAAGCCAATTTCAAAGTCAATTCCGTTATTTGTGGCAATCCTTCTTGGGTGCGTTCGTCAATCAATTCGTAGTTTTCCAAATCTTCGCTTTCGCCCAATTCAATCAAAGCGTCGGCAATGTCATTAAAAATTTTTTCGTCTTCTTTTGAATGATTTGAACATTGCAATTGAAGTTGTTGCACTGGTGCGGGTTGACTTGTAAACATTGCGCGAGCAACCTCAACTGGAAGCGTTAAGAATTGAACAAGGAAAACAATTGCTTGTTCTTCCGTCAAAATTCCTTCTTTTACTTTTGCAATAATATCAACCGCGCTTGAAATTTGCGCACCATTATACGAAACTTTTGAATCAATCAAATTATTTGTTTGTTCTTCAACAACGTCGCTTGCGTTTAAGTTTAAGAATTCAAGCGAAATTGTAATATTATTAACCGCAAAAATTTCTTCCAATGCGTCACAAATAATTTCTTGTTTTGGTTTTATTACTTTTTCCATTAATTCAGAAAATGCAACCGCTATTTCGTCGGCATTTGAAGAAAATCCGTTCGCTTCTTTAACACCCACTAACATAGGCGATGTCAATTTGTGCGATGTCATAATTTGTTGACGTGCTTCGGAAGATAAAAATTGATATTGTGAATGTGCGTCGCTTACTTCCAACGGCGCAATTGTAATTTCAGAATCTTTGTTGTCGTTCCAATTCAAAAAGAATTTTCCCGCGTTTGAAGATCCGGTCAAATGTTTTCTAATTTCAGCCGTATTTCTTTGAATTTCTTCTTCCGACATTTGAACTCCGGTATTCATATTTATAACGTGACCGAATGACAATCCGTTTTGAATATGATTCACGCAATAATTTGCAATTTCGGCTTCAAGTGTTGAATAAGGAAGTCCCGAAACATAACTTGGATTTGCATAATAAAATTGGCCAACTTGGTAATCGTGAAAAACTAAAATTTCACTTCGTTCGCCTTTGGCTTGTTCACCATACCCGAACGCGTCAAAACGTTCCGGCTTATATTTGTTTACATTTCTAAAATCATAACTAAAATAATAACCAACAATTTCGCCTTCTTGGTTTGCGATTTCCGGTGCAACGCATTGTTTTGGTAAATGGAAAATTTTTGCAATTTTATTGTCCAAATATTTAATTTCAATTGACGATTCGCCAAACATTTCAAAATCCTTGCATATTTTACGCAAATCTTTTTTCGAAATCATTGACATTACGTTTGCCCACTGCGAAGGCTGTTTGAATTTGTCTTTTGAAGTCAATCCTTTTCCGTAAATGAATTGCGAATAAGAATCAATAATTGCCGAATTTGTTGGCGATCCATTATAAGCGTCAATAATATCATAATAAAATTGATTTTTGTCGCCATTTAAGACCCACTTTTTGCCCGAAACTTCTTTGATTTCAGGTCTTACATAATTCGCAAGTTGTAAAATTTGTATATTATTTTCCATTTTATAATTTTAAAACACCCTTTGTCAGTTTGAAATTTTCCAAATCAGTTTGAGTTGTTGCATAAGATTTTCCACGATACAATAATTGATCATCAATAATGTCAAAAATTTCAATGTCAGAAGATTCACCTTCAACAAATACTTTTTCGAATTCTAAAATCATATAATTTCCGTCTTGTAGTGCGGGAATTTCAAATGTTTGTGTTGTGTCTTTTAGTTCGTTTCTCAATTTCAAAACAACAACTTCGCATTGCTTTCTTGGAATGCAACGCAAAGAATGAATTTCGTCGTTTGGGTTAAATACTACCATATTAAAATAACAAAAAAATTTAAAATGTAACATAAAAAAAACGCACCCCAATTGAATGAAGTGCGTTTTTTAAAAAAAATGAACAATTTATGAAACCACTACGTCAGAAACGATTGCTTTCAAAGCGGTTTTTGTTGTATTGTCAAGGAATGGTGAATTGTCTTTTTCTTCAGCATTTACTGCTAAAGTGAAACCGCTTAAATCACCGCTTGCGCCCCCACTGACTTTGGTCATATTTGACATTGTACCATTGTAAGCACCAACTAAAACGATGTTTCCGTTGTAGTCTTCAACAAAAACGCTCGGTCTTCCCGCGCAAATTAGTTGACATTGTGCTTGTAAATCTGCCGACAATTTTGGAAGTGTTACAGCCAACGCTTGCGCAACAAAAAACGTTCCGTTGTCTTCAGAAGAAGTGCCGGTTTCGGTTAATGTGTTGGTTGTTGCTTTTACTTCATATTTGAAAACTTCGTCCAAAGTACCCAATGAAGTAACAACGTGCGTTGCAATTGTGAATCCGAAATCGTCCGCAGTTCCATTCGCGAAATAAATTGCTTTTATTCCGCCTTTTTGGTCTTTACAATTTAATAAACGACCTTTTGAAACTAAACAAGACATATTTTATATTTTTAAATGTTATTAAAATAGACCGCGACATTTAAATCGCGGTCATTTTTTTTTGTGATTAATCTTCGTAAGTTAACCAAACGATTTCACTTGGGTTATAGTAACCAACACCCGCAGAATAAACAACTTTTCCACGAACTTTTCCAGTTAATAAACCGATTGAATCTTCGTCAACAAGTGTAAATGTGTTGTAGTCAGCTAATAAACCAGTTCCGAAAACAAGGTTTTTCTTTTCGAAAATAGCAACCGTGTTGTCAGGTAATCCGTTCACAACTTCAATTGAATAACGTCCAATTGATAAAGCGAAATCAGTATTTCCTAATCCGTTAGTTACACCCGCAGTCGCTAATTTGAAAGCATACATTTGAGCGACGTCCGGTGAAACAGCAACTACTAATTCTTTACGTCTTAAAGCGTAAGGAACGGCGTTTAATGCTGGTTTCAAATAAGAATCTAAAACGTTTGATTCAGAAACAACCGCACTTGGGTTTGTTAATCCGTTACCACCTTTGATAATGTCAGCGTCGTCAGCCCACAAAGTTAAGAATCCGTCGAATTCAGATGCAGTTCCGGCGTCACCTTGCCACATATCAGTTTCCAATTTTTCAGCCATTGCCCCTAAAACTTCCATTTGAAGTGCTTCCATAATGTCAGCCGGTGCGTTTGGATTTGAAGCGTTTGCCCCCATAATTCCGTCAGACCAAGTTGCGCGGAAATCTTCCTTACAAACGTCAAGATCATTTTTGAATTTTTTAGGCTCTAAAGTGTTTTCGTTTAAAACGATTGCACCCGCTGGAGTGAATCCGCAAGTGTATGCAGTCGTTCCATTTGTGTATTGAATTTTTCTTAACGATAATTTATAATTAACGTCTTCAGCAATTGTCACTAATCCTTTTGAAATAGTGTCAATTTCTTTAAATGCTTGACCGATTATAGCACCGGCCGCTTTTCCTTCATAATTTGAAGTGATTGTTGTAGTTGTTGCCATTGTTATTGCAAATTTTTAATGTTTGATAAAATTCTTTCTTTTTTACTCATTGCAATTGTAACTTCGTTTTTAATTTCAGGAGTTACTTTTGCACTTGGTTTGATTTCTTTTGTTGCTTTTGCAGTTTCGATTTCAGCTTTCATTTCAACTTTGATTGCTTCCATTTCATTTGCAACGTGTTTTGAAAATTGCGTGAACATTTCGCGAATCATATCAACGAACTTTTGAGTTTCGTCTGCATTCATTTCAACGTCTGCGCTTTCTTCTTCTACGTCTTCAACAACTTTTTCTTTAATTTCAGCAATAATTCCTTCTTCGGTGATTACTAAAATTTTGCCGTCTTCAAGTTCGTGTTCGCCAATTGGCGCTGGAACTTTGTCACCATTTTCAGCAACCACGAAAACCGGCATTCCGGCCTCAAATGATTCTGCTTCTAAAATAGTAACCCCGTCAATCAATTTGATTTGTGCTAATTCAACAACAACTTCTTGTTTGTTGCTTAAAACCGCCTCAAATCCTTCTTTGATTGCATTTGTAATTGATTCTAAATTCATATCAGTGTTTAAATTAATTTTCTCTAAATCAAACATTCCGTCAATTGAAAATCCTTTCACTTGACCCGTTTTAACGTAGTCGTTCCAAATTTCCTCATTATCAACTTTCATTGTCGCAAACCAAGTTCCGTTCGGCTCATTGATTCCATAAGCAACCGATTTGTCGTGAACGTCGTCTTCTTTTATCCAAGATTCAACAAATGTCACGCCGTCAATTTCTTTGTCGTGTTCCAATGATGAATTTTGTTGATACGATTGTTTGAAAAAGTTTTCCATTGACTTGCGAATCGTGTCGGCTGAAAATACAATATTGAATTCCATTCCATTTTGATTTCGATATATTGGCAAATCGGGAACTAAAACCGCACCAAGCAAAATTCGTTTTTCATTGTCAATTGTTGACAATTGAATTTTTTGTTGTTTGCTCAATGCGATGAAATTGGACTGAATGGCCGGATCTTCTACTAAAGAAATGCCGAATACTCCGTCAACTTTTCCTTCTTCAAATACTATTTCGTACGTTGGTAACATATATATATAATTTAAAATTTTAATTTGTTATAAACTTTTTTTATCCAAGTGTTGCATTTTGAACAATATTTCGATTCAAAGATTGCGCGGTTGTCACATTACTCGCAACAACATACGCTTGAACTGGATTTTGTTGCATTGCGTTGCCAAGTGTTGACGCCAATTGATTTGTCCCACTATTTCCAACAACGTTGAATTGTGGTGCGGAAGTTGCACCGCCACCGCCACCACTTGCAGAAATAGAAGGCGCAGAAACTCCGCCACCTTTTCCGCTCGGCGTTTTTACTGACAATATTTTTTTGATATTCATTAAACCACCCGCAACAGCGACACTCGCAAAAACCGCCCCAAGTGCCGGCGAAGAAACGGTCGGCACTGGAAGAAACGCTGATTCATACGCTTTTTGCGCACTTGAATAAGTTGAAATTGCAGTTGAAGCAACCGCAAGCGCTTTTCCGGCCGTTGTTGATTCACCCGCAATTGCTGACATTTGTGAAAGTGCATTTCCAATTCCAGCAAGTTGCGCTTCTTTTGATTGAACTTCTAATTTGTCAAGTTCAATTCTCGCTTTTGTGTTGTCTTCTTTTGCTTTTGTTCGGTCTTCTTCTGATTTGAAAATTCCTTCGTCAATCAATTTCGATTGTTCGTCGAGCAATTCTTTTCGTTCCTCAAATGTTAAAGTTTGGTCTTCAAGTTCCTTTTGCTTATTTTGCAAATCTTTTTGCGTTTTTTCTTCCGCGTCTTTGTCGTCAATTTCTTTTTCTAAAATTTTATATTTTTCAAGAATTTCAAGACGTGCTTTTGCTTTTTCTTCCGCTGACAATTTAACATTGTCCAATTCTTCTAAATCACGCTTTTTTTGAAGTTCTAATTTTTCGCGTTCCGTTTTCGCTGTTAAATCTTCAACACTTTTTGCGTGTTTTTCTTCAATTGATTTTAAAGCGTCTTTTTGTTTTTGTAATTCGTCCGCTTCTTTTTTTAGTGCTTCTTCATTTTTCTTGGCTTTGTCGTTTGCAATTTGTTTCGCGTCGTCACTTGCTTTTTTGTCAATGTTATTAATTGCAATTTGATGACCAGCTTTGTCACTTTCTAATTTAGCCAAAGCCTTTTCTTGTTCTTCAATTACTTTGTCGCCTTCCGCTTTTGTTTTTTCCGGATCGAAAACAAATTTTGACGCAGTTGCGAAAAATTTATCAGTTAATCCAAAATCTTTTCCAAGTGCTTTTCCTACATAATCAATTGTTTTTAAAAGCAATGTCAAAGGAACACTCATATATTTTAGAATTCCCGCTAAAATTTCCTGGTTTCTTTTTGCAGACGCTTCTTGCGCTTTTGCCGTTGCAATGCTATTTTTTAATTTTATTTTAGCGTCTTCTATTGTTTCGTTAGTTTGCGCAATTTTCATTTGCAGAATTTCCTTTTCAGACTTGCCTTGTAGTCTCAAAGAGTTTTCTTGTAGTGAAAAATTATCTAATTTTTTCTGACTTGCTTGTAAATTTGCGTCAGATAATTTATTCAATTCTTTTTGTTCTTCCGACACACCGCTAACAACTTCTTTGATGTCGTCCCAATAAGCATAAATTGCCCCAAGTGCAACAACAAGTAAACCAATACCAGTTGACCCGATTGCAGTTTTAATTCCGTTCAATGCGTTTATAGCAACCGCTTTCAATTGTTTAAATGCGTCCGCACTTTCACCAAGTTGTTGCAATCCAGTTGACAACGCCATTGCTGATTGAACTTTTAAAAGTGTTTTTTCTACTGATTCAGATTCCGCACCCATTAAACCCATAGCACCTTGAACGGCTGAAAACCCACCGGCAACACCCGACAAAGACGATGTCAAAGATTTGAATTTTGCGTCGGGATTAAATGCGTCGGTCAATGCTTTTGCGTCCCCGATTTGGTCTTTTAATTCCGAAGCACGTTTCGCCGCTTCGACCGCTTCTTTTGAAGTTGCACCGAATTTAGCACTTAATTCCGCAACGTCTTGTTGCGCTTCTCGGAATTGCGTTCTTAATGATTTGACCGCTTGTTCCGCGCCTTCGCTTTGTATTTTTACGTCAATTATTTTTTCAATTGCCATTGTTTTGCCTTTTTAATAATTCCTTTTATAGTTTTTGGAAATTGATATTTCCCTTTTGCAATTGAAATCACTTCATTTGCTTCGAAATTTTGTGCTAATTTTAGCAACTCCATTAAATTATGCATCTTGTATGATTGTAATTATATCTAAATTATTACTAACTATTGAAGCTATTTTTTCAAATCCACTGACATTTGGTTTGACTTGAATTGTTACCGCCGTTTCGGTAGAAGTAACACCCGACAACATATTGTCAGGATCGTCAATTGTCCAAGTCAATATTTCTTTTGAGGTTGTATATACGTCAAAAATTACCGGTTGATTATCAACACGTCTTAAAGTACTATTTTGAAAATTCACGCTTCTAAAATCTTGAATCAATTCGAAATCACTTTCAAAGGTTAACAAATCGGTTGTAAATTGATTGATAATATATCGTTTGTCACGAATCACAATTCGATCGTTTAATTTTAAATTTAACAATTCCAAATAAGGCAAACGCATTTTCACCTTCAGCATTCTTGATTTTAAATTATATAAATTATTTAAATAATCTAAATAATAATTATTGAATAAAGAATTGTCAACAGGACTTAAAAAATAAGAACTTATTTCAAGACCCCAATTCAAACTATTTGTTGTTAAATCATTTGTGTCGATACAATCTTGACCGAATATGTTAAAGTTTGAAATGTTTGTTGCCCCGCTTCCATTATTAAAAAACAAAGTTCCCGAATTTCGTTCAGTAAAATATAAAATTACCGGCTTTGGCTCGTATGGTGTCAAGTCTGATTTTAAAGCAAACCCAACTTGCAAGTTTGTTCCCGTGAATTTATTAAACATTAAATTTTCAAATGGTAATTTAATTAAATAATCACTTCCGTCGGTGTTAAATGCAGAACTTAAATTTCCGTATTCTCTTGAATTTAAAGCAAAGAATTGTCGGCTTAAAAGATTCTCGCTTTTTTCATATTCAAAATTTATTTTCTTATATGGTTTTATCCTTTCAAAATTTAAATCGGTCGTTGTGTATTCCGTGAAATCTTTTATACTTCCTAAATAATACCAATTTTCCAATTGCTCAATTGTAAAATTAGTTCCGTCGGTACTATATGCCGTAAGATTAAACATTTTTAAAATTCCGCTGAAAAAATCCGAAACTTTCATATCTGGAAGATAATTCAATAAATTTATATTTGCGTTTAAACTTCCGCTTCCAGTTCCTAAAATTATAGAAGGCAAACTGATTAACGTTCCATTTGCGGTTGTTCTTCTATATGAAAATTTATAACTATAAGTATATGATGTCGGCGTAAAAGATTCAACGAAAAATGTATAGTCGCCACCTCTATATTGCCACGGCACATTTATTATTGTTTGACTTGCTGTATATTCAAATGAAGTATACAAAGCGCCGTCTTTATAAATAAATATTCTGTGATTAATAACACTTGGAAACGTAATTGTTATTTTAAAATCCGGAATGTCAGCAAATACATTTGTTCCAATTCTTGTTCTTGTAGTGGATAATAATTTATAAGTATTGTCTTCAATTGTAAAAACTTCCGGTAAATATGTAGTATTATTATTTAAAAGAATTTGTTTTCTTTGTGTCGTAGATACAAAATTTGTTGCGTCGTTGTCCTTTAACCACAAATAAGCCTTATTGAATTTTTGTTGTTGTAAAAAACTACCGCTAAAATTCAAATTATATTTATTTGCAATAGCTTCAAATATTTTTGAAACTCTTAAAGCTGGAAAAACTTCGTCAAAATTTATTGCGCCCCCACTTGTTGAAATGTCATTTGTGCCACCAACACCATATTGCCAAACTCGGTTTGAAGTAATCAACGGAAACATTACGTCGCCAGGCGTTGCCGTAGAAACTAAACTTCTCACATTCGTTCCGTTGTAAGGAATAGTGTAATCGTTTATTTCTTCAACGTCTTTAAGTTTGTCTTCGCCAAATTTATCGGTCAAAGATTTTAATTCACCATAAAAAGTTATTTTGTAGTCTTCAACTCGATTGTCTTTTATTGTGGCCGATTCTAATTGCCATTTTCCACTTCGAAAAGTTTGTGTGTCAATTTCAATATAGCCCGAATATCTTATTCGTTGATCGAATCCGTCATTCAAACTATTTTCGTACCAATGACGAAAAATTTGATTATTGTTTTCACTTGCCGGAATTGTAAATGATTGCGAATAATCAGTGAACACTTTTGAAATATCGTTAACATTTTGAATTGACGATGTCAAAGAAATTTTTTCGTCTTTAAACAAATCAATTTTCTTTGCCGTTCTCGCTAAAACCCTTTCAGAAGTTAAAGTTTGATCCGCAGTTATTTCAGTCGAATCGCAACTTATTAAAGTCGTGTCGCAAGTTAGTGGCGCGTCTTGAAAAATAATTGAATCCGTATATATAAATAAATTAACTTGCATTAAATTACGTCGTTTATTAGATTAAAATTGTATTCAAAATTAATTGTGTAATTTATATTTTTTTCTTTTAAGTGTGTTTTGTAGTCTGCTGAATTTGATTTGCAAATAACCGGAATATTGTCAAGCAAAATTGTTTCTGACAACAACAAGTCTTGAATTAATTCAAAATAATTTTGGTCAACCCAACCCGTGTTGCAAGTTATTTTTTGCGTTCCACTAAAATTGAAACTTTTGTTTGATCCTATTAATGTATTATAATCCAATGATTGTGGCATTAAATTATAACTTTTAGAATTCACGTCAATTGATTGTTGATTTGCTTTGAAAAATGTAAGGAATTGCCACCCGCCAAAACGATTGATAAAACTACAAGTGATCGGCGTATATTTCGGCTCGCATAATTGCTCGGTATTAATTCCAAATATATATTCACCGCCTTCATATACTAAAGTATAAGGATCATAATCATAAGGCAATTTCCACAATCCCTCGCTTTCGGGTGTGAAAAAATATTCGTCATTTCCTTGCCAAACAAAATCCGTGTTTTCTTCAATCCAAACGTCAATATAATTAAAGTTTGAAAATGTAGTCAATTTGATATTTGTATTTACCAAAGGGAAAACAAATTCAGTTGTATTTTGATTATAACCGCCTAAAAAATTAGTGTAACCATTTAAGCAAATAAATGTTTCGTCGTCCAATTCAACTTTGTCCGAATATCTTACTACTTTCATATAACACCAAGTTTTCACGTTGTCTTCCGTAGGAACTGAAACCAAAACTGGTGCAATAGGTTTAATATATTCCTTTGCATAGTTTGCCACGTTCCAAGACAATTTTGTTTGGTACTGACTTGGGATTTCTTTTTCTAATGTATACGTTGGAGTTGTTGGGATTGATGTTCCTTTGTTCCAAAGATATATTTCGATTTTTCCGCTTGTTTGATCCACTTCGTCAATTTCAATGAAATAAGGTGAACGCACAAATATTTTTTTCATTATTCTATTTCTTTAATTAAAAATTTATCAAAGTCCTTGCCGTATGATTCCAAAATTTCGTCCGGTAATTTTCTGAACGCTTCGTCAAATGGTTTACTAAAAAATTCAGTTGCTGTCAAACCTCGATTATAAATCGCACTCGAAATCATTGACACCATTTGTTTGCGGTTTATAAATTTCCCTTTTTTATCGCGAACGTTTGCAAGTCCTTTTCGAATCACCCACTTATCAATTGACGCACGAAGACCGCCTTTTTTTCCCGTTCCACTTCCGAATTGATAAGGTGAATTCGGTGCTTTCGCGCTTGACATTTTTCCTTTAACCCCTTTGTCAACAAATTTCCAGTAATCCTCTGCAAAGAAATCAAATTCAACTGAATTCGGATTCACTTTCAATTCATAATCTAAAGATTCAGAAAGTTTGCCCGAAGAATTATAAGACCCGTATTTTCCGCCAGACTTTAAATTCGATTTTGCTTTGGCAATTACATAGTCGCCAAATTCTTCAAACGTCTTTTTTGTTTCTTGTTGATCCATTAATCGCAAACAATTACTTCATTCTTAATTCCAAGTGTCAAAGTAGTTTGCCACCCGTCCAACTGATTTGAAAATTGCAATAGCATAGGAATTAAATTTGGCTCATTTAACAACTCAACGTCATAGTCATTATATTGTAACTTCAATTTAGTAATTAAGTGGTTTAAAATAGCGTGACACGTGTTGAGGTTGTCAAGTTCGTTGTCATTTCCTAAAAACTTATCGCGAACGTTTGTTTTAACAACGTTTCTAATATCCAACGAAGTGATTTCAAAATCAAAGGCAACATACCCGTCAAGAATTTGCGATTGCGTAACGTTCAAATGAACAAGCGGATAAATGTTCTTTTTATCAATATCAATCAAATCCGGTGTGCCGTGTGTAATTGTGTGAACAAGCGGATTCGATTCGATTGTCGATTTTAAAAATTCTATTATTTTATAAAATTCATTCATTCTTTTTGAATTTATTATTTATTTGTTTCGCTTCTTCTTCTTCTTGTTCCTTTAAATACAAAAGGAAGGTAAGCGCAAAATGTAAGTTTGTAGCCTCAACTCGTTCGATGTCAAAATAATTTCCTCGCGCAATTTTGACAATTGAGTGATACCAACCCCAGCGTTCGAAAAAACTCCCACCGCTTCCGAATTCATTTCCGTCGTCAGCACTTCTTCCGAATAAACCAATATATTGTTCATTAATTCGATTTTTAAAGTCCAAAAAAAAAGCACCGCACCAACTATGCAATCCATTCGAATGTCGAAAAATTCTTCGGCATATTTGTCGCCTTCAAATTTTCCAATTTCGTAGAATTGACCAATTTGTTTTTTTATTGGCCGATACATTGCCGAAGCTAACTTTGACCAGTTTTCCTCACTACCTAAATGCGAATCAATAAAAGCAAATGTCCCGATTGATTCTTCGTCAAAGTTTGGAACGAATCCATACTTAACACCATTTAATTTGAACGTCCTTACAAGCGCCGGTTTTTGTTTTAATACTTCCGACAAATGTTTCACAATTTCTTCAAAATCATAAGCCGGTATTTTCATAACGTCTTCGATTTGTAAATTGCAGAAAATTGAAACCATTTGAATCGCAATAAATGTTTCGTCTTCTTGGTTGTCTTGAATTATTTTCGAATAACGTAAATATTGCGACAACTTAATTTCCGACAAATCACTTGGAATTGTAATCTTCATAAATATACCATTTATAATATAACAACAAAATGACGTTTTGTTTGAACTTATTTTTTAATTCCTTATTTAGAATCATTCTAAATAAGCATTTATTTATATTATTCTTTATTATTTTTTTTCCCACGTTAGAAATCAATATAAAAAAAGGTAAATCCGTGACGCAAACGTGTTAATAAAAGACGCAAATTGTTAATAAAAGACGCAAATAAATCTTTTAAAAAATTTGCGTCACGCTTTTTTGAGTAGTTTTTGAATTGTAAAGTGTTGGTATTTAATGAATTGTAAAATTAATAAACTTCTAATTAGACGGAAAGACGCAAAAGTTTCACTTTTTTGGGGGGAGTGTGTTTTTTTTTTAGAAGTAGAGCGTATATATAGGATTCCGTCTTTGTGTCATCGTCACGCAAAAAAAAACACCCACTTAAAAAGCGAGTGTTTTCAAAAGATAAGCAATTAAATTTAAAGTTCTTCCTAATAACTTTATGCAAATATAATAATAAATTATGAAACACGAAATTTTTTATTGATTATTTTAAAGTGCGACATTGCAAAATATCGCAAGGCGTCAATTGCGTGATTCATTTCGTCAATCGGCTTATTCAATCGTTTGCCCGTTTTGTCAGTGTCCCAAGAATAAGCGCGCAATTCTTTTATTAAGTTAACGCTTGACTTGGTTACAAGGATTTCTTTTTCTTGAAGTATCGCAATCCCAAATGAAATTGAATCCTTGCCTTTGACAACTGGTTTGATATTGAAACCAGCGCGTCGGATTTCCTCAATACTTTTTGGCTCGGCCGAATCAGCATAAATTGGAAATCGTTTGTCTTGTTCCATTTTACGAATTATGTCCGAATTCAAAAGTCCGGTTGTGTAAATTCGTTCGTCAACAATTATTTGGTTGTTAAATTCGTAAACCGCAACAAGTGCCGTCGGGTCATTTGTGAAACCAAAGTCAAGACCGCACCCAATAAAGTTTGCGTCACTTGGAATCGTGTCAATGATTTTCCAATTAGAAAACACCACACCTTCAAGCGATCCAATTTGGCCAAGTCCATAAACTTGCCACCAGTTCGCCCAATATGACGATGTCTTTGCTTTCTCTTTGGCTTTCTCAATTTCGCGAACGATTGCTGGGTCAAGCGCTTCATTATCTTTGTATGTCAATATAACAAAATCCGAATCGATGTCGTTCATTAGTTCGCTATGCACCCAAAATTCGCTTGTTGGGTTGTAGTCTAAATAAATAAATTTCTTTGTACGGACTGCTAATTGTTGGTAGGATTCGAAGTCGATATTGTTGCACTCATTTACAAATAGAATGTCACGACGCGCACCCCTCAATTTGTCGGGTTGATCAACTGAAAAGAATTCAATAAAACTTCCGTTCTTGAATCTATACTTCAAATCGGATTTGTTGAATTGTTCGTCGCGGTATAAATCGCAAAGAATCATAATCTTTTGAAAGTCTTTTATTGCACCCCGTTTCAAATGCGGGATTGATTCCGACACAATCGAAATTTCTGACATTGGATTTTCAATCGCGTACGAAATCAACAAAGGAACAATCGAAAACGTTTTAGAACTTGAAGTCCCACCTTGCACGATTCGAATTCGCTTTCTTAATTTTGCAATTTTAGATTGTGCTGTCGTCTTCTGAAATGACATTTAAATCGAGTTGTTTAAAAATTGGTTTTTCAATATTGAAGTTCACGTCGGATTCAATCTTTTTCGGAATAAAATATTGCGCATACTTCGCAAACAAATCCAAATACTTCGCCGGATCTTTTTCGAGAACGTCGGCGAATGCTTGGTGAACGTTTGGAACTTGCGCTTCGAGTGTCATAATAAACAATTCACGCGCTTCGAGTGTGAGTGCGTGTGTCGTTCCTTTCGGCTTGAATCCTTTGTGGCCTTTTTGAAATCCTTTGACCTTTTCGACTTGAATTTCGTCTTGCATAAAATTAATATAATTATATTAAGACACCCTTTGAATTTGTCTTCTCGTTTATTTTATCGACTTGCTCTTTATTGTTGTCGTAATGCGTTGCAACTTTGTACTTTTGAACGAACGACCATTTGTCGCGACCATTTGTGTAAAAGATTTTATCAATACCTAAATCCTTTGCCGTTGATTCAATGTCGGAATTATCGTCGTTTGAATTTCGTGCCGTTATGATAATTACTTCAACCCCTTTTGAAATCATTTCTTTTGCAAGTTGTTTTCCTTTGTCGGTTGATAGTGTGCCGTCGTAATCGAATGAAATCACTTCGGACGCAAGTTTGGTTTGACAAACTGCGAATCGTTGTGCTTCGTCCGGAAATTCGCTTTTCATTTCTTTGTCTGACATACAACGTGAAATGAAATCTTCTTCGTTTTCGTTTTGGTTACGAGTTGGCATATAATTTATTTAAGTCTTTGATAATTGCTTTATGAATGCCGGAACAATTTTCGCAAATGTCAATTGTGATTCCGAAATATTCAGCATAAAGAGAATTTAAAAACGGAACGAAATTTGTGATGTCGGTCACGCGGTTTTCTAAAACACGATTTCCGCATTCTTCCAAAAACAAAATGAATTCTTGTTTGTGTTCTTCGGTCATTAATTTTGTAACACGTTTGAACGGGAACAAACGATTCAATAAGAATTTGCGTTCGCTACATTCAACGCAATCGCCAACAATTGCTTTGATTCCAGTTGCTTCGGTTACTTTCTCAATAATGTCGCCAAGACCTTCGATTGATTTTTTCTTGTACGCTCTTTTTACGGAAGGTTGAGTTCCTTCAACTTTTTTTGTACGTTTTGCCATAATTTTAATTTTATTTTTTTTGTTGTGTTGTGAATGGTTTGTATATGGATTCCGGTTTGACGTGACAACCCGCGTTGCCCGTATTCGGAAGTCAAATCAATTATTTGTTTTTCATACCAAGTTAGTTTTTCGTATTCCTTTTGAAGTGTTTCGATTGTGACTTGTTCTTTAATATCGTTTATAATATTGTATTCTTCGTCAATTTCGTTCAATATAGCAATATCAACGTCAACGAATCGTTTGTCTTCTTTGATTTCATTTAGGAATTGATTTCGCATAATGAAATAAATATAGCATTCGTTTATTTCTTCAATTTCTTTGCCGGAGTTGTAAATTTTTATATACATATCCTGGACAAGATCTTTTGAATATTCTTTATTTTTACAAATATTGAACGCGAGTTTCAACCATTCGTTGTGCCGTTGTGCTAATTGTTCGAGCATAATTTATCGGTTATTTCTTTTAATTTTCTTCGATGCCAAATTGTGTCACGTCCTTTGGTATGATTTCGAATTGTGTCGTGTGCGTCAATTGCTTTGTAGGAATCGCCAAACGATGTCCCTACGATTTCAAGATCCATTCCGTCAATAGTGAATTTTGTTTTATTAACTGATCCGTCTTGGTTAATTACTGCGTTTGTTCTATTCATATAACACGAAAACTTTAAATTGTTCGTCTTCTAATTGTTTGATTCTATGCTTTTGAAGTTCCGACAATTTCCCAGTGGGTGCTTTTACTTCAATAAAAATTGTTTCGCCGTTACGCAAACACATTAAATCCGGAATGCCGTTTGTGTTTGTTTTAATTAATTTGACAACAATCCAGCCTTCGGATTGATACCTTTTAATTATCTTCTTTTGTATCTGCGACTCTAACATTTAAAACTTTGTTTGTGTAATATTCAAGCAAATATTTGTTGACGTTTTGCCAATAGATTAATTTTTTCTTTGAGCAATTTTTAATCATTTCATTGATTAAAATTTTGCACGAAAAGAATGCCACGTCTTCAAGCATTTTATTAACGTCTTCATTTGCCGTTTGAAATGTGAATTGCTTATACAATTGTTCGGCTTTGTTTTGTTCGGTCATATTATTTTTTTTTAAATGTTTCAATCCATATATTTAGGAAAATTATTTGAATATCAATAATAAAATTATAATTGCAAAATGTATTTGTTTTATAAATTCTAAAAGAAAACCCAAAATCCGAAAAATCAAAATATTTATGTATTTTCATATTATTTTATTTAAAAAAATTACCCCAATATAAAATAATTATCCATATAAAAACCGCTATTAAACTATACCAAAAATTATATTTTTGGTCTTTTGGTTTTCCGTGTTTATTTGCGCTTATCAATAACGCAATTAAAAATAATACTAAAATTGTGATTTGAGGTGCTGTCATATTATTAATTTATTTGTTAATCCAAGTTTCGTGATAAAAAGTAATTTGATATTCAAAAGTAGGTGAATATTTATCATTTGTTCTTTTGACTTTTAATTTTAACAATTCAAAGCCAATAAATTGTTGATTCATTTTTTCAATTAATTCAATTGAATTTGAACTACTATAAAAATTAATTGTTGATTTTAAAATTTCTTTTACCATTATATTTTTTTTATTTCTTGCCTAACTTCTAAATAAAAATTTATTCTTTGTTCATTGTAATTAATTTGTAATTCGTCAAGAATTTTATCAATCGTAATTAAACAGCATTTTTTAGATAATCCTTTATTTAATGCTAAAAGAATCCAAACGTCATTTTCGTCAGTTGAGCTTTCATTCAATAAAAAATAATTATCAAACAATTCCTTTGCTTTTTCTTTTGGTGTCATAAATATTCAGTATTAAAATGTTTCAATGTGAAATCCTTTTTGTCAATCACTTTTTTATAAATTTGTTGTTCAATTCCGTTTCGTGAAAATATCCAATAAACGTCATTCGATTTTCGATCCATTGTTGTAAGTCGGTCACGACTTTGCCAATATGACAATGCGCTGAAATCAATATTGTAATAAACCAAAACGTCAGCGCTTTTTAAACTTATACCTTCACGACCCGAAACGATTTGTAAAGCTATACATTTATCGGTTGAATTAAATTCTTCCAATTCAGTTGTCAAAGAATCTTTGAAGACTGATTTCAATGCGTTCAATTCTTGTTGGAACTTGTAAAATATTGCAATCTTTTTTCCTTTAAAATGTGATTGAATAAATTGCGCTTTTGAATCGTCAAGAACTTTTCCGTTTCCGGATTCAAAAATGATTGTTCCGCTTGACAACTGGTGAATCTTTTGCATTAGTTTCACTTTCGTGTCGGCAACAATTTCTTCTTCCTTTCCAATTACAATCAAATCACGTTTCAATTTGTTTATTATGTCAATTGTGCTTTGTTTTAAGTCACAAATAAGAACGTTTTCATTCACTTTTGTTTCAAATCCCGCTTCATTTTGGGTAAATTTAATAAAATATTTTGAAACACAATCATTTATTTTAGAAAAATTTGCATTTGAATAATCTTTTATGACTGCATAACCGAAATTTTTTTCTTGAATATGAACAAAATCTTTTGCCCAAGAATAAAAATTCTTATAATTTTTGAATGGTGAATTGTTTGAAACCCAAAATTGGTGAAACAATTGTGAAAACGATTCCGGCGAAGGCGTTCCCGATAAAAAAATCATTGGAAGATTTGCAAAATTAGCGCGAATAAATTTCGCTGACAAATTCGGCTTTGGATAAGTTCCGTTTCTATGGTGTTCGTCTGAAATAATTAAATCGAATTTGCCTTCGATTTTATGCAACGATTCATTATTTATGACAACAAGTTCATATTTATAATTTAAAGCGCTGAAATCGCTCAAAATAGATTGAATTGCCTTCTTCTTGGTTATAAATAAAACGCGTTTATAATCATTTGCAATTGTCAAGGCCGTTGCGGTTTTTCCGGTGCGCACTTCCATTGCAAGGTAAACGATTCCGAATTGCTTCAAAATCGCTTTTCCTTTGCTTACAATGTCAAGTTGATAATCGCGTAATGTCATAAAAACAAATTTTGTTG